TAACTAACAATGCCCGTATCGGTGCGGTTGATGGTCAGGTAAATATCGATGACTTATTGAACGCTACACCTGGTGGTGTTGTACGGATGAAGAATCCTAACGCTATTGTGCCGATTCAGGTTCCTAGCGTGACAGCTCAGGCTTTCCCTATTCTGGAGTACATGGATAGCGTACAAGCCAAGCGTACAGGTGTATCAGACGCACAGCAGGGATTAAATCCTGACATTCTTAGTAATGTAACGGCTGCGGCTGTAGCTGCAATGACACAGGCCAGCACTGGTAAGTTAGAGCTGATTGCTCGTATATTTGCTGAGACAGGTGTTAAATCATTGTTTCAGGGTATCTTGCAGATGTTGTGTAAATACCAAGATAAGCCTCGTGTTATCCGTATGAATGGTGAGTATGTACCGTTCGACCCGCGTGAATGGTCTAACCAGTATGACGTTTCGATTAATGTTGGACTTGGTTCTGGCAATAAAGAGCAGCAGTTAGCTATGTTGCAGATGATTATCTCTAAGCAAGAGCAGGTATTACAGCAATATGGGCCAGGTAATCCATTGGTAACTGTTGGTCAGTATCGTAATACATTGGCTAAGTTCATTGAGGCTGCTGGCTTTAAGGATGCAGACCAGTTCATGAACAAGATTACGCCGGAGATAGAGGCTCAGTTAGCTGCTCCTAAGCCACCACCACCAGATTCTCAGGCTGAGTTTGCCAAGATGATGGCACAGGTTGAGCAGGAAAAGGCTCAGGTAGCTCGTGAGAAGAATCAGGCTATGTCTCAGATTGACGCTGCTAAGTTGCAGCTAGATCGTCAGAACTTGGAAGCCAGCTATGCTCAGAAGGGCGTAGAGATGGCTATGAAGAACCAGAAAGACCAGCAGGAACTAAAGCTGAAAGAGGCTGAGTTAGCGGTTAAGCAGTTACAGGCTGTGCTGGCTATGGACATTGCTGACGAGGATAGTCGCAATAAACAGGCTGACATTGTTCTAAAGGCGATTAAAGAGATTGGTGCGATAACACGATGAATAAGGCAGATTGGGCTACTAACCTAACGCTTGATCCTAACTGGCAAGAGGTAATGTCAGAGCTTAGGGAAGTCGAGTTATCTAAGTTTACTAATAGCGACTATGGCGACACAGAAGCTAGAGAACAGGCTTACATACGGCTTAGAACGCTAGAGAGTATTACCGATCATTTAGAAGGGCTGAAAGCTCAGAAAGCCATAGATAAAAAGCGTTGGAAGATTTTGTAGTCTGACATGGCAGTTCCATGTAAAATTAAGGAAATAACAACATGAGCGAAACGACTAGCGCGACACCGGAATCCGGTAGCGGAGAGTTGACTGTAAACGAAGCGGCTAACGCTTTCATGGGTTTAATGGGTGGTGACGAAGGCTCCGACGAAGGACAACCAGAAGCACAGGCTCAATCCGATGATGGTGATAGTGAAGAACCTGAAGAAGAATCTTACGATGAATCTGATGGGGAAGAACAGGAAGATAGCGAACAAGAAGGACAGGAACGTACCTACCGTGTGAAAGCTGCCGGTGAAGAAAAGGACGTCACCCTAGACGAGCTTGTTAAGAATTATCAACTTGGCGCGGACTATACTAAAAAATCGCAAGCTGTAGCTGAAGAACGCAAGGCTGTTCAGGCCGAATACCAAGCTGTTCAAGAGGCGAAGCAACTGAGAGATCAGTATGCACAGCGACTCCAAATGATAGAGCAAATGCTTTCACGTGGAGAAGAACCAGAGAATCTTGACTACTTAAAGGAGACCGATCCTATCGGTTACGCCGTAAAGGTAGCGGAACTCTCGCAGAAGGAGAAGCAGATTGCTCAGATTCGTGCTGAACAGCAACGGATTAACGTGCAACAAGAGCAAGACAGGCAGCAGTGGATGTCTAATCTAGTACGACAAGAATCGGAAAAGTTAGCAACTGTGCTACCTGACTATGTTGATCCTGAAAAGGGTGAGGTGCTGAGAAAATCAGTACGCGCCTACGGTAAAGAGTTAGGGTTTTCAGATGAGGAATTGGCAAGCGTTGTCGATTCTCGTCATGTAATTACGTTGTACAAGGCTATGCAGTATGACAAGCTACAGAAGTCAAAGCCTAGTATCAATAAGAAACTAGCTGAAGCACCGAAAGTTATGAAGTCGGGAGTTTCGCAGTCTCGTGATACGAACAACGAGCAGATTAAGAAACTAAAGGCTAAAGCAAGGGCTACCGGAAGGGTAGCAGACGCTGCGGCACTATTTGAACGGTTTATTTAAAGGAAATTATTATGCCTACATATCAAACATTTACCGCTATAGGTATGCGTGAAGATTTGTCCGATATGATCTACAACATATCGCCGACAGAGACACCTATCATGTCGTCTATTGGTAAGACTAAAGCTACTGCTGTTTATCACGAGTGGCAGACTGACTCTCTGGCTGCTGCTACTACAGCTAATGCTGCTGTCGAGGGTGCAGATGCTACGTCTGGCACTATGACTCCTACGACTCGCGTTGGAAATTATACTCAAATCGTTTCTAAGACTGTTCAAGTCTCTGGAACACTGGAGACAGTAGACAAAGCTGGTCGTAAGTCTGAGAAGGCTTATCAGTTGGCTAAGGCTTCACAAGAGCTAAAGCGTGATCTGGAGACTATCATCACTGCTAATCAGGGTAAGTCTGCTGGTACATCTACAGTAGCTCGCACTATGGGTTCACTGCTGTCATGGATCAAGACTAACTCGTCACAAGGTACTAGCGGTTCTGCTCCTGCAACTTCAGGCACTTCGACTCGTACTGATGGTACACAGCGTACTGCTACTGAGGCATTGCTCAAGACTGTTATCGCTTCGATCTTTGATGCGGGTGGTAATCCTAAAGCTGTGTTCGTTGGTTCGGCTGGTAAGCAGAAGGTTTCTACCTTTGCTGGTATCGCAGTTAATCGTTATCAACTAACGAAAGCAGAGCCTGGTGTTATCGTGGGCGCGGCTGATCTCTACGCTAGCGATTTTGGGACTCTGAGTATAGTACCTGACAGGTTCATGCGCGCACGAGATATGCTGATCCTTGATCCTGAGTACGCAGCAATGGCTTTCCTCCGTCCGTTTATGACGAACGAGTTGGCTAAATCTGGTGACAGCGATAAGACTCAGATTCTGGCAGAGGTAACGCTTGAGGTGAAAAACGAGGCTGCTCACGGGATCGTAGCCGATCTTGACTTCTCACTCTGATTTGACGCATGAGCTGATATGAAGTAAGATACTCCTGTGTTAACTCATGGGGGTATCTTATGGAATGTAAATACGATGGTTGTAATCAAATTGCAAAAGGTCGTGGATTTTGTCAAAAGCATTACAAAAGATTAATGAAATATGGGAATTCTGATCCAAGAAAAAACTCTCATGAACCATTAGTTGTTAGATTTTGGATGTTTGTTGATAAAAAAGAAGCTAATGATTGTTGGAATTGGACTGGCAATATTCAGTCAAATGGGTACGGAAGATTTAGTGTTGGTAGTAAAGAAGATGGGTCGGATGGAGCTCATAGGGTAAGTTGGAGATTAGCAAACAATCAGGATATTCCGAAAGGGATGCACATTATGCACAAGTGCGATAATCCTAGTTGCGTTAATCCTAATCATCTTACAATAGGAACTGCTAAAGAAAATACGCAGGATATGATTCGCAAGGGTCGTAAAAAAACAGTAGCACCTTTAGGCGAAGAAAATGGTAAATCATTACTTAATGCTGAAAAGGTTTTATTAATTAGAGCAAGCAATCTTAATCATGCTGCGCTTGGAAGGCAATTAAATGTCTCACCTAATTGCATTAGAGGCGTAAGAATTGGAAGAACTTGGTCACATATTAAATAAATGACAAACTTTAGAAATCAAAAAGTTCATAGGGATGGTGATGGTGGTATCGTCATCGAGACTAACCAAGACATTACAGACATACTTGCTAGAAACAAAGTTCTTCAAGAGGTAGATAAAGCTAGGACAGGCGCAACTGATGACCTGCATTTGATTGGTTCCATACCGTTTACAGCAATAGATAAGTTAAACGAGATGGGCATAATGCGAGGGTTTGCAATTGTAGATGATAAAGCCTTTAGAACATGGCTGAATCATCCAGACCAAGCTGGTTTAAAAATCTATCGGGGAACAGTATGAGAATTGGCGTTTGCGTACCATGTCGTGATGAAGTACATACAGGATTTGCGTTTGATTTTGCCCGTATGTGTGCTCATGATGCGTCAGTTAGATGCAAGGACGGAAAGGGTGGTCTAAGCCTCTATACGATGCCTGGCACGTTGATATTCGACCAGCGTGAGAAGTTGGCTCAGGTGGCTTTAAAAGAGGGCTGTGACGCTGTTCTGTTTATTGATAGCGACATGAGGTTCCCGCATGATTTAATAACAATTATGTTAAGTCGTGAAGTGGACATAGTTGGTGTAAACGCAGTAACTAGACGTAAGCCATCATTCCCTACCGCTAAGTTATTGGTTAAGAGTGAGGATGAAAAGGGAATCAGGCATCATTGGTCGAATGTTGATTCTCGTGGCAAGGAAGGTATGGAGATAGTTACTGCTGTAGGATTTGGTGCGGTAATGATCCGTAAGAAAGTATTTGAAACGCTTACAGTACCGTGGTTTGATGCGGGATGGGGGCCAACTGGTGTAGTGGGTGAGGATGTATTCTTTTGTGTTAAGGCTGGTGATGCGGGTATAGATACCTACGTTGACCATGAATTATCGATGCACATTAGACACATAGGAACGCACGAATATAGTTGGGATGATGTAGATGAGGATGCCTTGAGGGGCGATAATGCCACTAGCTAGTTATTCAGACTTAACCAGTACCATTTCAAGCTATCTAGCTCGTAGTGACTTAGATAGCATTATTCCAACATTTATATCGTTGGCAGAGCAGCGTTTGCGTCGTGAGTTACGTATGCGTCAGATGCTAGTAACTGCTCAAGCGACTACGACAGGTGGTGATTCTACTGTTGGCTTACCTTCTGATTATCTGGAAATGCGAGATATTCATGTGGTTGGTAATCCTAACGGTCAATTGAATTACGAATCTCCTAACGCTTTCTATAAGCGCAACACATCGACTGAATCTGGCTTACCTAAGAGCTACACGGTATTAGCTGCTGAGTTACAGCTTGCTCCTATACCTGATGGTGCTTATGGGTTACAGATGTTGTACTACGCTCAACCTGCTTTTTTAAGCTCCACAAACGCTAGTAACGTATTCTTGGCTTATTGCCCTGATGCGCTGCTTTATGCTGCTTTGGGTGAGGCTGAACCGTATCTAATGAATGATGCAAGGCTACAGACATGGGGTACGTTGTACGAACGTGCAATCAATGCTATATCGGTTGCAGATCAATCTGGTGAATACAGTGGACAACCCATGTCCATGTCTTTTAATTAAGGAATTATTATGGCTGAAATGTCTAACTACTTAGAGAACGCATTACTTAATGTAACTCTACGTGCAACGTCTTACACGGCTCCTGCGGCTGTCTACGTAGGTTTATATACGACTGACCCTACTGACGCTAATACAGGCACAGAGGTAACTGGTGGCTCTTACGCTCGCACTGCTGCGACGTTTGGTGCTCCTAGTAATGGTGTGACTACAAACAGTGGCGCAGTAACATTCCCTACGGCTACAGGTACATGGGGAACGGTTGGCTGGATTGGTATTCTTGATGCTGCTACTAGCGGCAACTTGCTATATCACACACCATTGACTGCATCTAAGTCGATTACTTCAGGCGATATATTTACTATTTCAGTTGGAAACCTTTCTGTAACTTTGGAGTAATTTATGGCACTGGTTATTGCTGATAGGGTTCGTGAGACATCGACCACTACGGGTACTGGTACGCTGACTTTAGCTGGTGCTGTATCTGGTTTTCAAACATTTAGTACAGCTATTGGCAATACTAATACCTGTTACTACACTATCGTTAATGGGTCAGAGTTTGAGATCGGTCTAGGTACTGTGGGTGCTGGTACTTTGGCACGTACTACGGTACTAAAGTCATCTAATTCTGATGCTGCTGTTAATTTCAGTGCTGGCACTAAGGATGTATTTGGTACGTATCCTGCTGATAGAGCAGTGTTAACTGATATTTCTCAAACATTAACTAATAAAACTTTAACATCGCCTACGCTTACTACTCCAGTATTGGGAACTCCTACGTCTGGCGCATTAAGTAACTGTACGGCTGATGGTACTAATGGTGTTGGCTATCGTAATATTCCCAACTCAGGGGCTAAAACGTCTAGCTACACTTTAGTTGCTAGTGATGTAGGTAAGTTTATTGAATTAGGAACTGGTGGCTCTGTTGTAGTTCCTGCTTCGGTATTTGCTGCTGGTGATGCAATTAGTATCTTTAACAACACATCAGGTTCTATATCAAACACTTGCTCTGCTGTAACAACAGTTTACAAGGGTGGTACAGATGCGGATATTGCTTCTTTTAGCGTGACTACACGAGGTGTAGCTACTATTCTGTTTATAACTGCCACAGTTGCTGTAGTTACAGGAAATCTAGCATGAGTGGAATTATGCTTAATATGCTTGGTAATACTTTTGCAGCTCCTGAGATTGTTGTTGAATATCTTGTCGTAGCTGGTGGCGGTGGTGGTGGCAATAATACGGCAGGTGGTGGTGGCGCAGGTGGATTCAGAACTGCTACTGGCTTTACCGTTTCTACTGGAGTGTCACTAACTGTTACTGTTGGTGCTGGCGGTGGACAAAATACAAATGGCAGTAATTCTGTATTTAATACCATTACTTCAACAGGTGGCGGTAAAGGTGGTGAAGAAGGTGTGGCAAGCGGCACTGGTGGTTCTGGTGGAGGCGGTGCTTATAATGGTAATGGCTCTGCTGGAACATCCGGTCAAGGAAATGCTGGTGGTAATGGCAATGCAGGTGGTGGTGCTCCTTATGCTTGTGGTGGCGGTGGAGGAGCGGATGCAGCAGGTCAAACTGGAATAGCGACTGGCGGCGGAACTGGTGGTGCTGGCGGCAATGGAAAAGCATCATCAATTTTAGGATCGTCAACTACATACGCTGGTGGTGGTGGTGGTGGTGCATACGCCGTATTAGGTGGAGTAGCGGGGGCTGGTGGCTCTGGTGGTGGCGGTGCTGGTAGTGCTAATGCAACCGCAGCGACTAGCGGAACTGTAAACACTGGTGGTGGCGGTGGCGGCGGTGGAGCAGGAGGTCTTGGTGTTGGAGGAAGTGGCGGCTCTGGCATAGTAATTATTTCCTCTCCAGTGGCAGCAGCTTCTACGACAGGATCACCCACAGTTACAACCGTTGGATCAAATACTGTATACAAATTTACAGCTTCGGGTTCAATCACATTCTAAGGTAACAAATGGCTCACTTTGCACGACTAGATGAAAACAACATAGTGACTCAAGTTATTGTTGTACATAACAATGAATGTCTTGATGCAAATGGCAACGAGTCAGAAGTTGTTGGTATTAATTTTTGCA